CTAAGCCAAACGAGTATCAGAGCCAAACATGTTAAGCGCCACTTCATAATGATGCTCCCTATCTGCTAGACCAATATACCCGCCGTTAATCTTCAATGTCATTGTTTTGATGTCACCTTCGTCGGCGTACTTATTGAGCTTCTTATCCTCCCAAAACCAACATGCGCTCTGCGCCGCCCCTTGGAATGTTTCCAAGTACTCGGCGGCTTGCTCTGGTGTTATCTCTAAGGACGCAGCAAACCAAAAATAGTTATCCTTGCCCGTCAACTGGAGGATGCCCCGTCCCCGGTACACGTACCCCTCTTGACTCGCTTCATCCCCATTACCCATCCGGTTAGCGTATACCCGGCTGGCGATCTTCTTGGGGTTCTTAGCGTAGGCATTAGCTAAGTCTTGGGTCGGGAAGTACTTGGGGAACACCCGCATCAGTCCAGACGCTGAATAGTTCAGGTTTTCAGACACAAACACAAATCCACCCGACTCGTGCGAACATTGTGCTAAGAATGCCGCCACGCGTTTGGGAGTATTGATCTGATATTCGTCGAGGAGGGATTTACCACCCAATTCGGTCTGGGGGCCAAACAGGGTGTCGTACCATTGCTGAGCGTACTTGGTGTTGGGAGCGAACTTCTTAAATTGTGCGAGGGTGATCATTGTCCGTACATCCTCTCAATCTGTATTTCCTTGCGCAGTTCCCGCATCTTCCTGACTTCATGTATTGCCGCTTGGGTAGCGTAGTACATGTCGTAGTACATAAACGCTAAGATGGGCATGACAATAAAGAACATTAAGATCACAGCCAGCACTACCGTGATCAAAGACCAAGGGACATCCTCTGCGTCGCGCTTTTTGTCGTCAGCCATAGGAGTCCCACTGCCCACGCTACTACGAAAACCACTGCCGAAACCCACACTACCTTGGCTCTTATTTCCGCTATTCTTCTTTTGCGTCGCCATCTTGCTATCTGAGCCAGTCTAAGTTCTTCTGCGTGGGCTTCCTCTTGTTCGGCAACAATGCGCTGCCACATCTCCTCAAATTTGCTCCACAGCGACCCCAACTCCGGCGGGGCTTTATACACCATCGTCTCTCTAATTTCAGCCAGCATAGAGTCCAACCTCGACGTGATCAATATTCGTTTCAGCGCCCGCCTGCCGACGCTTTCATCTCCTTTGTACACCTGCTTAGCGTCTAATTGCTCTTTCAAGAACAACTTACTGATTGCGTCATACGAGTCCATCAACGTACCCAACTGATTGCCTATGTCAGTGTAGACATCGTTTGGGTCAGCCTTAGCTATCTCCTGCACCCGTTGCACCTCAGCGTGATACTGCTGCTTTTGTACTGGTGTCGGGCTTGTTATTTTTTCGTATTGCTCCTTTAAGTCTTTCAACACATCGGACACATCACCTGCTGCGCCCTTGATCTGTTTATATAACTCACACCCTTTCTTAACTGCGGCAACTGCTGCGTTGGCGGCGGCTAGAAGGGTTAGCGGGTCAATTTATTCCTCCGTGTCGTCCTTGCGCGTTACGTCTTTATATATCTGATAAACCTTATGGCCGATCAACAAGACGGTGTAGATCAACGTCGCCCACAGGACAAGATCACTGACCTGTACACCCATAACTGTTGCTAGCGAGACTGTCGCTGGGGGGCCTAGTTTTGCTGCGACTGTTGTCGCACTTTCAGTCGCTTGATCCGACGAGTTCATCACTACACCTTTTCTTGTAGAAAGCCAGATTAGATGACAACCGCTCGTCCTCTGGGGCTAGTTCCACCGCAGATTCACCATACATGAGCGCCTTGTCGTACAGGCCCAGATTATATGCAGAAACTGCCGCAAGATCGAAAGGTTTCGCTCCCCATACGGAGGGGTCCATGGTGTAGACCGCTTGCTTATCTTTGATGGTAAGCGCTTGCTCTGCGGCTGACAAGCACTCTTGCCATTTTGCTTTTGAATAATAGTATTCTGCTAACTCAACCCAAGGCTCCCGGGTATTAGGCGCTTCCTCTGAAGCCTTCTTCCGCCATGCAAGTGACTGCGCTTCGACCCCCAGCGCGGCGTAGCTTTTGCCTAGTAAGCGCATGGCGTAGCACCGCTCGTTCGGCCAGTTGGCCTTGGGGTTGTCGAGGTACTTAAACAGTGCCACTACTGCCTCGCCCCACATGCTGTAGAAAGTCAGCTCACGGGCGTAGTAGAAAGCGTTGCGGGGGCAGTGCGGGTCTTCGGTTACCGCCAGTTTCAGTAGGTCTAAGTACTGCCCACGACTCTTTGATGGGTCCGGCAAATGGCGCACCAGTAGCTTGTCTGTGTGAGCATAGACCTCAGTGATCCGTCCGTCTGGAACAGGATATTCGTGCACTGGGTGGTGCCAGTGATAACCATGGCGGTGGTGGATTTTCTCGTAGTAGAAAGATATGCCGCAACCCCAGTCGAACTTATAGCGCAGCCGTGTGGTGTTCTCCTGCCATACACGTTCGATCTCTTCACGCCATCCGGGCTCCAGCACCTCATCCAAATCCAGCGAGATACAGACATCGTATTCCCGGGGGATCAGGGCCAAAGCAGCGTCCCGAGCACGATCAAAGCGCCAAGGTGACACACAGATATTATGAACAACAGCGTCATTTTGACGAGCCAACTCCACTGTTTCATCGGTAGACCCCGTGTCGGCAATTAACACCAAGTCAGCGTCTTTGGCCGACTCACAGAACCTCTGAACAAACTGCGCTTCGTTCTTACTGATCGCGTATACGGCTATTTTTAGTGTCATTGTTTTCGCCTTTATAGTATTTTAGTGGCAATAGTTTGTGTGCCGTTAGATAACGATATGGTGTAGGCAGAGGATGTGTAACCTAACGAGTAGTCAGTGCCCAGATTTGCTGTAGTCGGCTCTGCGATCGAGTACTGGTTGTAGGAGAAGGAACTATTTGTGTAAACTTCAGATATTGAAGACAACGTGTAAGTGCCTGTTTTTGACGCGTCTGACGGAACTCTACCAAAAAACATATATCGCCATGTGTTGCTGCTACTATCAGTAGATTGATGCCCAGTGAAGCATAAATTTGTTTTTGCGTCTAAACAAATTCCGTAAGCATAAGAATCAGTATTTATAGGTGATCGAGCTACTGTATTAATCCACTGCCAAGATAGATTTGAGTTAAGTTTAGCAAGAATTATTTTTCCATTAATATTGTTATCAAACCCAGATACATAAACATTATCTTGACTATCTATAACAATACCACTCCCGAGCATATTAGTACCTAACGCCGCACCGCTAAATGTAACGGTGCCAGACGAATTTAGCCGCCAGATACAAAAATCGACGCTTCCCCCGGCTCTATAGTTACCATACCCTGATATGTAAATTTCTCCAGAAGAACTACGCGCTATACCAACACCTGTAGAAATATACCCACCGCCGCCCATTACATATTGCCATTGTATTGCGCCACTAGAGTCGTATTTCACATATAGAACACGACGCCCGCCAGCCGTAACACTAACAGCCCCTACTGCGTAAACATTACCCGAAGAATCCGCAGTGGCACCGCTAAAATAAGCAGAGTTGTATGTTCCTCCTTGACTAAGAACAAATCCTCTCTGCCATAAAAGCGTTCCAGAAGTATCATAACTAGCAATAAACGCTCGTCTAGAAGAATCTACTGTATCACCCACTATTACGACACCTGTTGGTGTTCGACATATATTAGCTACGTAAGTGTTATCGCTTGTCGTTCCAAACCGTACTTGCCATACTGATGAACCAGAAGAATCTAGTTTCGCCAAATGCGCGTAGTATCTTGTACCATCATAAATTGTAGTAGTTACATAAAGGTTTCCACTTGAGTCTGCGACTATTCCAGAATTACTGTTCGACACACATGACTTATTTTTATGCCAAAGTAAATTACCAACAGAGTCGTAAGCTATTATTTGATTTTGGCCAGAAACTCCTGAAACGTAGACATTATTATTTATAGTAGTAACACTGTGAGCAATACCACCATACCCTCCACCAATACTAACACCACCAAAAAAATATTTAGCCATAGGATCGATAAACATTCCAAACCCTTTAGCTGCTGCAGCTCCACTTGTGCTTAGTAATGGCATGTTGCGCTCTTAAGCAAATTTTGATTG